GAAAATCACTTATCGAATTTAAGAAAACCAAATAAAAATAAAGGTAAAAAAGCTTCAGAAGAATTTAAACAATCTATTAGAGAAAGAACATCAGACAATAGTGTTTACAAATTCTTCAATATTCGAACTAAAGAAACGTTCGAAGGTACTCGTAAAGCATTTTCAGAAAAATATAATATAGCAAGACATAATATTGTTGGATTAGTTCATAAAAAAACAAAAATCCTTGGTGAAACTTGGATATTAGAGAATGATTAATATTTATATCTATGAAGTTAATGAGTCTTTTATCAGAATCTACAATTGATATTGTAAAATTTCTCGCAAATAAGAAACCAAAGAATCCTAAAATGAATGGGATATTCTTGTATCATGGAACGAGAAAATCTCCATTAGAGTTTAAATTAAAAGCTGACTATGATTGGGAAGATAGCAACGCATGGGAAAATAGATTACCAGATGATTATGTATTTTTAACTACCGATATAAAAGAAGCAAAAGATTACGGTTTTTATATAATACCGTGCGAATTAAAAAAAACTGATCACATATTTTTTAAAGTAAATTCTCCAAGTCCAAGTAGAGTATTCGATGATGATTATAATGGTAGACTAGATCTTAATATGTGGGATAATTTTGAAGATAGTGATAAAACTAATTTAATAATAAAAGGAATAGGTAGATCTACTATTATTTCTCCTTATTACAATGTAGTTCCAAGAATAGATTTAGCAAAAGAATTTTACGAGAAAGAAGAAATATAATATTTATAGGTATGAAATTAATGCACTTATTACTAGAAGCAGAAGCTGAAAAACAAGAAGCTGATGTTGTTGCACAACTCAAATCTCAAATGAGCTCTTTGATTGGTAATATAGATTCTACTTTAGAAGATAAATCAGACGAACAAAACGAAGGTCTTTTGACTGTAGCCGGTTTAGCTGTAGCGATGCCTGCCATTTTAGGTTTAGTGTCTAAATTTGGAAAAGCCGCATCGAGTATTATAAATAAAATTATGGGTAAAAAACCCACAGAGAAAGAACAAGAAGAGAACTGGTTCGCTAAGCTTGGAAAGATTGCGGACGATTTACATCACTTGTATCAAGCTCCATTGGAGAAAGTTGTAGCTAAATTCGTAAAAGATCCCGCTAAAGCTAAAAAGGTTTCTCATTTCTTGTTTCACGTTATAGTTGCCATTATGTTAATAGCATCAGGCGCTACTGCAATAAAAGCACTTCAATCTAAAGAAATATCTCTTGCTACTTTAGAAACAGCATTAGCTGCTGTTAAAGGCGGAGAAATTAAAACATATATATCCAAATTATTAGGATAATTATTACATATTTATTAATAAAAAATAGAATGAAACAAAACATGAAATTGCTAAAGCTCATTATAGAGAGCTTAGACGAAGAAAAAAAAGGTTTGCCTAGCGACAATCCTATGAAGCAAACAATGAATAGGGCTCAAGCATCAAAAAAATTAGCCGCTGCATTCAAAACACAAAACGTATCAGCATTCGTTACTCAATTCAAAGCAATAGCTTCTGATCCAAAAGTTCAAGCAATTTTAAAAGCTGGAACTACTGATGGAAATCCTGGGGATGAGAAGGTAAATTATGCAGAAGGTTCAGTTGCAGTAAAAGGATTGTTACCAACTCAAGCTGAAATAGGATTCGATCAAAGTATTGCAAATATATTGACAGATCAATATGGAAGTCTACAAAGTATATTAGATGGTAGTGCTGATGTTGGTGGGCCAATCGTTACTTATAATGGAAAATATATTATTGATGGTCATCATAGATGGAGTCAAGTTTACGCTGCGAATCCAAATGCAACAATGGCTAATTTGGACATCAAAGGAAATTTAAAACCAACAGATATACTAAAGATTGTTCATGCAGCTATCGCTGCCAAAGTTGGTAAAGTGCCTTCTGCTAATCCACAAGGCATTAACATCTTAAAAGGCATTACTGAGAAGCAGGTTTCTGATGCTGTTGATTCAAAGCTTTCAGATAAAGCTAAAGCAATATGGACGAAACACGGACAAAAAGACAATGCCTCTATTGCTAAATTGATATATACTAATTTGAAAACTCTTATTAGTAAAAATAAACCAGTTCCAGGGGCCCCAGGCAGAAAAGACATGCCGCAAACAGATCAAGGCGGAGCAGCAACAGATAAATTAGCGTTGCTTCAAAAAGGCGCTATCAACTTTAAAGATCCAAAAGATAGTGATGTAAAAAAAGAATCTCTTCAAGAGGTTCGTAGATTAAAAAAGTTAGCAGGTCTTAAATAAGATAATACACAAACTATCGTATAATTGATGGGGAGCTCATGGTGGCTCCCTTTCTTTTTGTCCTATAGTTACTATTAATGAGCTTTTTTGGCTAAATAGTGATTACGGGGTGAGCTCAAAATCACTCGGGTATCTCGTTGGTAACCAATCAGTTACATCACGATCAAAATCAATAAGTTATGTATGAAGAATTATTCAGATATCCAACTCTCAGGAATAGCTTTATCAGCATACTTTATTCCTATTTTATCGCACCACATAGCGTAAGTTGTCTTAGATCCCTTAGATAATTTTGCATTGCTGTTGCTAAATACAAAACGAATATCCAATTCTGGATGCTGCTCTTTGATTAGAGCGTGTTTCTTTCTATCGGCTAGAACAAAGCGACCCTTGGTTTCTACAATGATGCCATTAGGCAACTTAAAATCTGGAAGATAGTTGTGATTAGAAGCAGGAACAGCATATTTTATAGTGTTTTTCTTTTCTTCGTATTCGTAAGGAATGTTTTTCTCGGTCAACTGATTAGCGATTGTCTCTTCTAGACCCGATCTAAAACCATTTTTTATTGCGTGGTATCTTTTACTGTAAACTTTTTTCATAATTTTTATTTTTAACTATCGTATCTGACTACGAAAGTCATGTCAGTATTTGGAGGAATAGGATACGCAGTAGATAGTTTGCCAACAATTAGCAGCTCGTTTCTTTCGTTATATAGCCCAACGCAAGTTGCGTAAGGTCTAAAGTCTGATCCTGTTACTGCATTTATATAAGATCCTGTTGTGGTTGATATAGTTGCGCTGGGATTTTGTGTGTAATTGAAATCGTTTTCGCTTACGTGACACCTGTACTCGTTTTGATATATTGTGGTCTCGGCTAAGAATGAACATGTTGTATACGATCCGGTTATGCAATCTAATACAACACTTGCGCTATTGGTCATAATAACTATTCCTTGAGAGTATATTACGTTTCCTACTTGTCCGTAATTAGTAGAATTTACTGAACCAGATATGTTTCCGTTTCCATCATCCCAAAAAGTAAAAGTATAAGGATTACTTCCTCCAGCTGTTGCTCTTATAAACAATGAATTTCTAGATATTTGCTCACCAAAAACTGTTGGAGGAATTGCTATGCACTGTATGCGAGCATTTGATTCTGTTGGAAAATATCTATTTTCGTATTCAAAAGATCCAGAACATGCTGTTGATTGTTGATTCCAATCCCAATAACTGGCTGAACCTATTACTGATCCAGTTATGTAATTTTGATAATATAGTTGACGAACTAATCTATAATTAACAATGCTTTGATTTACAGATCCTGTAATTGTCACTGATCCATTAGATCCAGTAATAACAGTTATGCCATAGGTGCTATAGTCTGCGCTTGACGCAGTGAAAGCATACTTCAATTTAATAGGAGTAGTTGATATATCCGACCCCTTTAATGTATTTGATGCTCTACTCATTTTTTATCTTGTATTACCAATCTAATTTAACCCTAATCAAAGCTTCTTTGGTGAAATCTTTTACAAGTGGTTTAGATAACTTAGCTACAGCTAATAATTCGTTATTGTTGTTGTACATACCAACTGTAGTAATATATGTTTGAGGATTGTAAATATAATTAGAATATGCTAGATTTCCCGATCCTGAAATAAAAGACGCATTAGTTGTATAATTATATTCTGCATTTTTTATTCTTACAAAAATATAATCTGAAGATATAGTTTCTTGAGAATTTAATTGAAAACTGCTTCCTGATTGTATTGTCTTGAGTATTTCAAACGCATTAGTATATGCAATAGTAGAAGGTCCTGCAGTGTTATAAAAAGTCATTCCCAGTCCACCTCCTGTAGGAGCCGCTTTTAAAGCGTGAGGATTCAATACAATAAGTCCAATATCCGGTAAAAATAATCCGTAAGATCCGGTTGCAGTGTAGCCTTTAGCTGGCGCATTTGTTATAAGTGGAGAATTTTGAGCCGTTCCATAAGATCCTGATACAATATCGTAAGCTCTTCCACAATCTAAATATGTTACAGTAGTAGTGTCAATAGAGTTATCTGTCAATTTTAAAGTTGTAGATCCCGATACTAGAGTTAAATTGAAAGTCCCTGGAAATAAACTCTCTTTATATCTGTTTCTGTCTATTGCAATGGCAATTAGATCAGCAGACGATGTAACGCCTGTACCGAATTGGACTTTGGTTTCGTTATCTCCGTATATTATATTTCTGTATTGACCATAATTAATTCTAGTAGGCGTTATGGATGGAACAAGATTATTGAGAGGAGCAGAACCAGTTCCAGTTATGTGTCCATACGCTATAGAGAATTGAATAGCCGATGAAATTTCTGCAGAAGATGTGTTGTACACGTCTATATAATAATTACTCGCGCTTACACTTGCTGAACCAGTATAAAATTGACTTAATGTAGGTAAATTATTGCTCCATGCTGGAGCAGTTACTGAATCTGATGATACTACTAGATCTGTTGGATCGAATTTTGTAAATGACATATTATGATGTTACTTTTGTGATTTGTACTGGGATTGATATTCTAGCTCCTGAGTCTCTACCTATAACGGTAAGGGTTGTTTGTAAAACTAAGTTTGTTCCAAATAAAGTGTTAACTGTTGTTGCAGACAAGTTGATTGTTGTGCCAATTACGGTAGAGCTTATGTTTGTTCCTATAGTTGTTGTTGTATTTAAAGCATTTGCTTCAGCGGTGTTTATACCAACTCCTATAAATGTTGACATCGTACGAACGTCTCCAATAGTAGCAACATATCCAGATTGCTCAAAAGTTGTGTTAGAGCCTAAATAATTTAAAGTTTGAGGAGTAACTGATAGAGACGATCCTTGTTTGATCGTAATGCTACTATAACCCAAATCCAATACAGGAAGTTTAGCGGTTCCTCTTGGAAGAGTTAACAATTTGTATCTCATGATCTCTTGATCGTTTGGATAGGCCTGTAATATAGGCATATTTTCTATGGCTTCTCCGTAGAAAGCCGATCCTGATGGATGACTTGGATTGTATAAACTGTAATCAATCTCATCGTCTGATAGTGAGAATTGAGTGATTTGAAAAGAGCCGTCGTTTCTTGCTAATAACTCCCTTCCTTTTTTTGTTAGTATTGCGTCTACTACGACTGATGTACTACTTAAATATGACATATTGTTGGTAAATTTTACTATTAATAAATATAATGCTTTATTGTTTTAAGTTTGCTTATTATCTTTTTAGTGAATTAATTAATTTGTGTATACTTCCCATCCTAAAGAATATTGCAATGCGGTTTTGTCTGTTTGTCCTACCGCAGAAGGAGGCGCGTTTCCACTGCCACTCAAATTCAAATATCCGTTAGTTGCTCCAGAATATCTAAAATCATGTAATATAGAATTTACTGATCCTGTTGATAGCGAATTGTTACTGGCATCAAAATAAGTTAAAGAAACAGGAAAATAACTACTAGATCCAACTATAGTTCCGCTAGCGCTTGTATATGTAGTTATAGCGTTATCATTACAATAAAAAGTTGATAATTTCGTATTATATAAACTAGGAATTATACCGTTTAATTTATTATTTGAACAATAAAATGCAGTTAGCGCTAATGAAGATGAAAGTTCTGGAAGACTACCAGTTAAAGCGTTGTTTTGACAATAGAAGTATTCGAGAGAATTCATGTTTTGTAAAGGTGGTATACTTCCAGTTAATGCATTATAACTACAATTAAAAGATAGTAGAGAATATTGATTTTGAGGTATAATACTTCCTGATAAAATATTGTAAGAACAATCAAAATATTTAAGGTTTAAAGACGAAGATAGATTTGGAATGCTACCAGTTAATCTATTAGCGCCACAATCCAAATATACTATCGAATTAGGAAGTACTGATATTACGTCAGCTATGCTACCTGATACTAGATTTAGTCCGAAGGATATAGTGGTAATTCCTGAGGCAGACAAATAAGAATATTGTCTTATGCTTCCAGATAAATTTCCATGCTGATCATAAATTTCTAGAGTCTTTAGATTTGGAAGTTTGGTTGTATCTGGAAATCTACTTAGCGAACTTGCGTTGGCTTTTAATTCTGTAATTCCATTCAATCCCGAAAAGAATACATTTTGCAATGAAGAATAACCTATAGAATTGTCGTCGTCTATTTTTGTTGCACTAGAAAGATTAGATCCTCCTATATAAAATGTACTATTAGATTGAGAATAAAATGTACTATTAGATTGAGATAAGAAAGATCCTGATATTTTTAAATATGAGTTCCAACTATCTAAACTAGATGTATTCGCTACGGGGTAATAAGGTGCTTCGTACGTTAATGCAATATATGGATAATTAATAATCGATCCTGAAAAAGTGTAACTATAAATAGGCATAGATGAATTAAAACTCGTAGAAATATTACTATTGAATGAAGAAGTGTAGTATATTGAGCTATTCAGAGAACTATTAATTACTTGTAGATATGAAGAGTAAAAAACAGAACTTCCTGATATTTTTATGACGTAATTAGAACCTGATGAAATTGTAATCGGTACTACTGATGATGAATACGAAGAAGAAGTTAATCCAACTATTTCTAATTGACTAAAAGTACTAGTATCGCCGATAACGCTAAAATCTGCTATAGCAAAAGATTTTATTTTTACTGATGCTGTAAAATTATTATTACTTAAAGTATAATAATATATATTAGTCTGCTCTAATGGAAAAGATGCATAAATAAGGCTTCCGCTTTTAACGTAAACCCTTATAGATCCAGAATTAGCGGACGCGCTAATTGATGCTGTTATTGCAGACAAGACATCTAACGTAACGTCTTGATAAATAGTTTCATTAACAGAACTATTATCCGGCACAATTCTTATATTTGAAACAACAGATCCAGATGCGTATGTATAGTATAAATTTGTCATTATGCTTGTGTATTTATATTATTTTGTAAATCAGTATTAAAGTTCGTGAATATTTCTCCTATCTTAGATTTTACAGAATTGTTAGCATCCTGAGGAATTAATATGGTTTGAGAAACTTCTCCGTCTTTTTTAGAAAAATTTACTATAACGGATGTTTCATCTTGTTTTGGTCTTAGAATCGCAAAGTCTGATTGAGGATTCAGATTTTGTTGATTTACTTGCCTATCTAATTTAATTGCATAACTTGAATACGTCTGTGATGAGTATCCATACATATTCCAATCTGTAATTCTATAGGAGTCTCCTGCGCCTATTGTCTCACTTGTTATAGAATCCTGTATAAATACATAGTATTTCCCATCTGGAAAATAGGTGGATACTGTAGTATCAATATACGTGCGATTAGGCATTAGTTTTAAAATAAGTCCATTATTGGCAAGTTTTCTACTGTAGGGGGGAGTGGGAGACAGGTAAGCTCCATCAATTCTTATGTAAGTAACCGTTGGATTTTGTAAAATAAAATTGAATTTATTTGCCAAGTACGCATCGAATACAAAGAAAGAAGAGTTATACCCTCCGCCAAACAAATTATTGTAAAAACCATTTAGATTTTGAAAAATCAAAGCAGAATCATCGTCAGATTGATTAAGACCAGTATATGTAGTAATATCGTATGTAGTAGCTCCGGATGAAATCACATTATAGTAATCTATTACTGGACTATTAAAGGAACCAAACCTAATAAAATCACCGGGTTTTATAAAAGTGGTATCCACAATCGGTGAATAATAGTTACTAGTTGGATTAGTTGGCACAAATATAGATGAAGTATTAAATAAGTCAAATAGTTTTGGAGAGGGTATTAAAGTGTCTAATGAGATTTTTGAAAATGCGTCAACGCTGTAATCTATATATGTAGACGTGTTATAAGAAAAAAATGGAATGAATTTATTGTAAATTTGAACAAAGTTAGTAGATGGATTATTAGCTGTAGTTGAATTTAATCTTACTTTCCAACCAGTGGTAAGTCTAAAAAGACCTTGAAAATCTACCGCAAATATAGAGTATCTTATTATATCTCCTGCTTGTAAGTTCAAGCTAAAATTAGTTAAACTAATATTTATGTTCTGGGCAGATGGAGTTAAAAATACTCTATTGTTTGGCATTGTCACCGTGCCTCCTGTATAAGTTACTACGGGACTGTTTGAAATTTTTTCAATAGTCCAAGAATTTCCCTGATCTGTGCTTTTTTCTAATAGTCCAAATAGTTTTAAATAACAATTTCCATTATCTTCATTTGTATTTACCCAATCTTCATAATAACTAGCATTGTTAAATGCTGTAGAATTAGCGAGAAAGTCAAACATCATATCGTGAGAAAACGATATATCAATACGTCCGGAATCAGGAGCTAGATACGTATAAGCGCCTTTTTTATAACTGTTTTCATCTGCATTGATTAAATTCAATTTTGCATCGATATAGTCAAATTTTATTCTAATTGGTATCCTATATGCTTTTAGTGATGAATTTTTTAACGTTCTGTTATGATTGGAAATAGCGTACGATGACGGTAAACCAGTAAAATTCATGTCCGAAATTGGTGTAGTTGTAGTATTGACTACGTTCGTTGCTAAATAACTATTCCATGCAGTATATCCAAAAGAAATATCACAGAGTTTTGGATCTGCTGAATCGATAGGCGCTGACCTATCATACACTCTATCAGACGTAGATTTTACGTCTCCATAAACTCCACTATACCCTACTTCAGCGATATTTGTGGTGTAAGGCAGAGCGACGCCTCTCACATTAGTTTGTGCATAAGCATCAGTATTTATAAAATATCCATCAGGATCAGTGGGTAAAATTTGATTTTCTGAACTATTATCAAGAGCTTGATATGTTAGCCAATTACCTGACCCATATACAATACTTGTATATATTCTTTTTTCGTAATTTGGAGCATAAAATCCCTCGTAAGATTGACTAACTTCAACATAATCCGTATACGTAAAATTTAGCCTTTCATATCCCTCTCTATATATAATAGGATCATAAGAGACACCTCCTCTAAAAATAGATTTTGTTCCGTCAAGTATTTTCTGATTAGTTGGTTTATTTACATCAGATATAGATAAAATTACTTGATCTCCTGTTTTAAAAGTGTTTTGTACTTCGAAAAGATTATCGTTTTGTAAAGATAGATCTGTAATTTTTTGATTTGAATCTATAAGATACTTTAAGTATATAGTTGTCTTATCTGGAAAATTAAGAGCTTTAATTGGTATATTTTTTACCCATCCCACTTTAAAACTATTGCGATCTATAGCTGCTGTATTTCCGTATGAAGAATCTCCTGGCCAAGTGTTTGACGCTGATGAATAAGTGTTATAGGTTCTACTAGTGGTCTTAGATCCGTAGTATCTTGGAATAGTGCTTCTTTGAATATTATAGTTATAATCTTGCAATTCAGCATACGGACTCATAGGATTTGTATACGTTGCAAAATTATCTATAGCAGAATCTTTGATAGATTTCGTTACTATTCCAAAATTAACCGGTACTCTGGAATTGTTTGTGTAATCTAAATCTAATCTTCTTTGAGATCTTACCGCCGCTGTAACATTTTGATAAAGCGCCCCAAAATTTACTCTGCTAGAACTCATTGTAGAATTTTGAGACAACTCAGTTTGATCTCCTACGCTATTCAGACTAGTTGCAACCAGCGTTGTGCCTTGAAATTCTCCAGTATAATTTTCAAATCCGTATGAATCATTCACAGTAATATATCCAAGAGACGAAGTAATTGTTTTATTTTGAGTAGTTGGCCAAGTATAACTAGTCGCTGCAGAACCAGATATCGATATCATGTCTATAGATTGACTATAATTTCTATGAGTTTCTACTTCAGGTTCGTTTCTTGCATATTTATTCCTCTCTAAAACGTGTGGTTTTACTATTATACCTGTAGATATATTAGTTCTTGCGGGCACAAAATCCTTAATCATTTTAAACAAAGAATTATTATAAAACTTTATAAGTCTTACATACTCTGCGATGCTATGAGGTTCGTTATACGAAGAAGAAAAATAATTGTTTCTATATCGATCTAAAGTATCATATGAGCTAGAATATCTTAAAGCAGGATTGCCTATTAATTGATCAATGGAATACACTAATGAAGACGTAATATTTGCATTTAGAGTATCGGCTGGAGAAAATCCTACTTCAACGTTTAAAGAATTTTTTCTGTAATTGTTATCGAACTGTTGTAAAGTAGATTTTGGAGACAGCAAAGATTGGCTCAATTCGTTTGGAGTAACTATATTGATTTTGGTATCGTTTAATTCAAATATGTCTTCTCCTCCTAAAGCGGTTCCACCATATTCGTTTACTGTGAGTATAGAATCTGGTATGCCATAACAAGCTATCAAGGCTTTTACGCCTCTTTCTGTGCCTCTTGTCTTTAGCAAATAAGGAAGATTGTGATACAACCTTTTGTTTATTTCTTTTTGAATTTGATCATAAGGCAAACTAGCTAAGCTAGAAGATATAATTTTTATGTTTTTTTCAGACCCAGTAGGAAAAGAACTTGTTGATCCAGTAGGAAGAGAATTTCTTACTACATTATCTATACCAAATAAACTATAGTACGCAGAGTCTGATAGATTTGTGTTTGTGTACAACTCTATGCCGAGTCCCTTTAAAGCGTCTGAAACCAAATCCATAGATATGCCAGTATTAGGATCGTTTGTTGCATTAAACCTACTACTCACATCTTTGTAATAGATCCAAATATTATCAAAGTGTTGACCTATCATATCTAAAAAGGTAACATAAGGTTGATTGTTTGGATCGTCTAACAAATACTGAGGCGCGCTAACGCTCAATAAATCTTTATTGGTTTGATCGTATAAAGATGCGGAATATAATATGGATAATTTAGTAGGTATTGGCGGAGTAGTTGGTGTTCCCAACCAATTTACAGCTAGAGAAGAAGTTACAGAATGTAAACTATACGGTTTAGCTGAATTTATTTTTGGCCAAGCATATGTTCCTGATGTATAATATAAGTAATATTCGTAGTTATCAAATTTTTCTATTATTGAATCTATATTAGTCTGTAGAACATTTATAGAAGCGGTAGTAATAGATCTAACTTGAGAATTTCCTGTTATTGCAGATTGAGATACTATTTGAATATTATAATTCTCTATGAGTCCAACTTTATACGCAAAATTACTAATTCTTTCAGTAGCGCTTGAGAAGTGTATAAAATTATTAAAATCTGTATAATCCGTGTTTATCGCAATGGCTTTATCATCGTAGTAAGACATTAATTGCCTTATTGAAGATGAGACTTGAGCTGAAAATAAATTATTATATGAATAATATGGAGTTGTTTGACCTATTTTTTGAGCTACTTCTATTTTATAATTAGGGCCTCTTAATCTCTTTGTTGTGTCTATTTGTTCGGCTTCTATAGACACATTAACCACAAAAGAGACGGGTTCTGATAATTTATCAACTATCCACAACTGAGACTTTATATCAAAATCGCTTGGTAGTGGTTCATATAATTTTATAAGTATGTAACTGCCTTGATCATCGTTTACATATGCTGCATTTACCGCAACAATTAGATTATTATCTCCAAAATTAAGATAGAAATCAGAATAGTAATTTTTTTGAGATATGTAATTTTGATAAGCTCCAAAGCCAGATCTCATAGTATCTCCACTCAATTGTTGAGAGGACAGTTTCAATTCTAATCGACTAGGCGAGATATCTTTTATCCAATAAAAAACTCCGTATTTTGAATTAAATAGGTTTTTTAATATGTTGTATTGAATAGTAACTGATCCTCTATTGTATCCTTTATCTGATACATCTTTTTGAGGATCCACTAATATAGAAGTGAATTTATTAGTCCCAGAGTTTACCTCAGACGTTTTATAATAGCTTTGTAAATTATAATCATAACTCAATATAGATCCCGCATCGTCTGAAATAAATGCTTCTATGTAATCATTAGGATCTCCGAAAGTAGTATTAATATATGTACTATTTATTAGAGATAAATCCCTATCAGAATATTTTTGAATAGATTTTCCTTCTCCATTATATAATATGTTAACTATTTCCATCTATTAGATTATTTTTATTTTGTTATATCCGCTACTGTGAGATACGTTTGAGACAATTCAATTATTTGTTGCTTTAAAGTGTTAATTTCTTCTATAAGTGCTGCTTTTTCTTCATCCATAACGTTGCCTCCAATATACTGAGTACTTCTTTCAACAAGCGTAGTGTGAGATTGTTCGCCTGTTATTGGAATGTCGTAAAATAATTGATCGTAATAAGAAAAAAATTGATCGACTGTAACTGGATTTTCTGCGATAGTTGGTGGTACTATTACAAACTCATTGAAATTAGTATCAATAACATTTTTATATGTACTTATACCATTTACTTTTTTTATAAAATCTATACTAGTCGACATTATCTTACAATTTTAAAAATAGAATCGTTATCAACAACAATTGATTCGCCAGAATTTAATACATATTTTACTAATATTTTATAATATCTTTCAGGTTCAAGACCACTCATATATGCATTAAAAAAACTGCTTGTTGGATCGCAACTTATTCTAGTATATGGCTCGTTAAAATCTACTATCATGTCTTCTGTTTTTACATCTTGAATAGCCCAAAATGATGAAGAAGGCAGAGCTTTATTAACTAAATATATTGATGACGTAGAGAAAGTTCTTACTGGATATTTATCTCTTGCCGATAATCTAAATTGATACTTATCTGTGGTTGATTTTAGAGTGTATGGGTTGTTAGTTACTGATAACTCAGTATTACTATTGCTTATAACAGATAGACTGCCAGTGTTGAAAATAGCATCGTCCCAACGCATTTCTAAACACGGAGGGAATATAGTATGTGTATCTGCACTAAAAAAGTTTAAAACTTTATAACTATTAGAATTGTTTTCTACGCTACCAGAATGTCTTATTATTATCCCTGCGTTTGTACTATTTGCAATCCAATTAGAAAAAAATGAAGTTACTTTTACATTAATATCTTTGTTATCTTTATAAGAAAAACTTTGAGATATTGTTGTACCTGTCCAAGAACCTCCACCAGGCGTTACATAGTAAGATGAATTTGGCCAAGTGTTTATCGAACTAGTATATGATCCAGTATTATACCAACTCGCTCCTTTAACTGTTATAGGATCATCAGAAAATTTTCCAACTCCCATTGCCCAAACTGTGTCTACTTGATTAAAGTTTAGATTGTATGTTGTATCTAAATTCTCAGCATTTGCTAAATATGCTCTTAAGTAAACATCATAATTTTTTGTTCCCCTAAGAGTCTGCAAGGTTTGTAAATCTAAGCTATTAAATTGAATTATAGATCTTCTTAAGTCATCAATAGCCAATGTAGTTGAATTTTTTACTGACACCTCTAAAATTTCATCAAGTCCAGCATTTTGGTTAGGATATGCTGAATATAGAGTTACATCTGCTTCTGGGAATATTTTATATATTGACATTGGTATTAATTTTTAAAATGTTACTACACGACCTTGAATATCAGTATTAGGATATTTTATTTCAAATATGCATGGATCTAGTGATGGATATACGACTCCATTTATTGTTGCACCCGGAATATCGTAAGAATAGTTTGAATATCCATTAGAAGTTCCTGATTTATTTACTATTTCTACATTTTTAACTGTTTGTACGCCTTCAACCTGATCTAATAAAGAATATATGTTAGATAAATTTATTGGTTGATTTATTTGATAATTTCCTATATTGAAATAATCTTGAACCTTTAATATGCATCTTGCTATAACGTCTTGTCCCGAGAAATTTGGGTTTATTATTACATTAAAATTACAACCTATATTAACTATATAAGCTGATTTTATATCAACAGCGTCAGTCATAAGTCTGTAATCAGTTAGATAAGACTGGAGGTTTTGTAATAATAATGTCGATGGCGACGCTAAATTTCCGTTGCTATCTAAACTCAACACATATAGACTAACTAAAACTTGATCTCTTTGAGTCATATCTTTTCCTATAGAGTTCATAAAAGTCGAATCGTCTTTGGTAACGTATGCTTTGGATATTTTTCCAAATTTTGCATCCATGCTCAATGCACGAGCCATATAATCTTGCTGAGTTACCGCTCTCATTTGAGTAGGAAATTGAGCTAGTGTATTTAATCTTAATTCTTGAATTGTATCTCCGTCTCCGCCGCCTGTAGCAGGCGAAGGATTGTTAGTAGCAACTGTATTTTGTCTAGTTAGATTATTTCCAGTTGCGGTAAATGATACAGGGATCGTTAATTGATTCGCTTGAGCGTTAGAAATTGCTCCTCCACCCACTAAATACTTAATTGTTAATGTTGTGTTTTTTGGAGCCAATCCATAAGTTTGAGTAGTAACAAAATTAGTCGGATCAAAAGACTGCGTAAAAGTACTTAAACCTGCTGTTTGGCCGACGCTAACTGAATTAGGATTGGGAATTATTACTGAATCTGCTACTGAATTTACCCCTGATCCAAATTCAATCACTAAAGATTCATTTGATTGAAATCTAGACGTGAATCTTCTTGGTACGTATAATTTTTGGATTAAATACGGAACCTGATCAGTTGTAGATGGATTTGTATTAGCCACCGAATTTATTATATAGTCTTGAGCTAAATAGGGCACTTCGTACCATTTGTTTCCACTACTATCAGTTACATCAACTATTGAAATTATATTAGGATCATTTATGGTTATAGATGAAAATCTTTGAGCATTTGTGAAATCGTATGTAGATGTTTTTACTTGACCTGAGATTGCTTTTGCTTTCTTTGTCAATAGATACGTTTGTGGTACTCCAGATACAGACTGATACACTTCTATGGTTGTTGGATCATAAGAAGACGATGTTGTAAAATCTACTTTTTCAGGAATATAAAAATAAACTGAATTATCTACATTTGACTGTATTTGCATCCCTCCTTGGATTGTTACAGCTGTAGTAAAGTCTGGATAGTTTAATCCACCCGCAGTATTAGCAAGTATTGTTTGATAAACATTCACGTCGGCAATTGCAGCAGATGTTACTTTAGGTCTATATCCAAGCATATATGCCATAGTATATAGATTGTTCGGTTGTTTAGCGTACTGTAAAAAAGTTTCTTGCAATTGATTATCTAGATAAAAAGAAAGAACATCACCAATATAAGCAGCCATTTCTATAAACATAGAGCCTGGAGAAGCTTGATTAAAATCATTATAGACTGTTGGATAGTAAGCCTTAGCATATTCTATCAAATCAGATTTAAATGTATTAAAATCTTTATTTAAATATTTTATGTCTTTTTTTTCTGCCATTTTTATGCATTTTGTATCGCTATAACAGCAGTGTCTGTTTCAGCTGTATTTAATAATATATAACTAAATTCTATGATTATTGAATTGTTATTTGGATCTCCTTTTACGTTTAATGTGCTTATTTCAATGTTAGGAAAATTAGCTTCTATTTGAGACTTTAACGTAGCTTTTAAATTATCTATAGTATCAGAGCTAATTTGTTCAAATATCCTAGATCTCAATCCAGCTCCAAAAGAGGGATTGAATGGTCTCTCTCTTTTATCTGTTAGTAGATAATTTATTATATTATACTTGGTCTGTTCTTTAGTTGTATACACTGATTGAAAAGCGCTAGGATAACTAAATGGAAGCTTTACTCCTATTGCTGTAGAAGGCTTTTGATCTAGCGGAGATATTTTTTTTAAGTTATAAGCCATATTTAAATTGCTCCCTTATCCATTAAATTTTTCATAAGTCCTGAATAGTCGGGAACTTCATTGATTTGTACCATTGATATATCTGAGCTTGGTCGTGCTGTAGATAACATTCCATTTATATCTCCTACTGCTACTTCTTTAGGTTGAAAAAAAGTTGTTGGATTTACCATGTCGGATGTGTAACTAAGTGTTTCTACATCTTCTGGTTGCATAGACATTGCTGTTTCATTCAATAAAGCATTTAAATGAGATGATTTAGTGAATTGAGTATCTTGTTTCTTTTTATACGTATCAACAGTATTTAGAGTAATTGGAAATTGTTGTTTTTTCATTTCCTTTATTACATTATCAACTCCTGTATTAGAAGACTTTATTTCATTCATCAATCTAGGAAGTTCTTCTCTAAGAGCAGCTTTTACTTCTTCTCGTATTAGTTTTCTTAATAAATCTACTTTTGCCATATGTTATAAATATTATTTTATTTAATTTACTTGATTATTTTATTTCGTTTATCTAGCTTTAACTTGCACTAATTGTTTTTTTAACTCTTTTATATTTTTTTGAATGCTTCTAATTTCACGTCTTAAACTTCGTATTTTTGCTATTGCAAAGGGCGCTAATGCTAATGAAGATAGTAGTATAGAAAATTTATTTATATCGTCATGTTTTATTCTGATCAGCTCTATTTCAGCTTTGATTGCTTCTTCAATAGCGCCTATTCTTTGTTTTTTAACTAATTTACTAGTATATTTTCCCCCCTTATCAGATTTAGCGAGTTCTTGAGCTAATTTTATTTTAGCTTCTGCCATTTTCCTTCTCATGCGTCTCCTTAATCTTTTTCCTCTTTTTAAGCCGCTTATGAATGCATTTAGACCTAATGAATCATCTTCTGTATCTTCATTTTCCGGATCATCCATTCCGTCTTCAAATTGTGGCTCTTCATTAATATCAATACTTGGTTCTTCTAAAAAGTTTAAAGATTCTTCTAATATTGATGCTTCTTCTGGGGTTATTGACAATTTTGTTTCTGGAACAAGATTTTTGCTTCTCAATAACAATTTAACTTCTTGTATTATGATCTGATCGTCAGACGCAAACGTTGGAGTGGATTGCACTATTTTTGCTTGTGATTTATCTAAAGCTACGCCGTATCTGCGTCTTAGAGATATACCTTCATCTACTACTTCTTCTTTCAGTATTACAATAGTATATCCTCCAAATGTAGTGTCGGCCTTTTGTTTATTAGCGTCGTAAGTCTTAACAAAATCGTCAAATTGTTTTTTAGTCTCTTTTAAAGAAGCGGATATGCTTGAAAGATCACTAATAATTATTGGATCAACTAGACCTGGATCACAACTTTCTAGATTTAATTTTATTAGATCTATTATGTCTGTGATGTTTCCTATTTTAATAGATATGTCTTGTACTAAATAATATATGTTACTTAATATAGAATTTATTTCAGACAGTCTTTTTAATAAATTATCTGCAAATCTTGTTAGTTTATTTTCAGCAGAAGCGATTGTGGTTGTTACACCAGTGGTAGTAAACAAATTTGGCATCGGCAAAACTAGTAAAAATTGTACTATTATTTTAAATATTTTAATTAGGATAGTAGCTATTTGAATAATAGTCCTTGCCATGTTTATGAATCCCAATATCTGATTACATGCGGATTGTATCTTTTTGCATACTTCAACAATCTTTTTAATAACAGGAATAATCTTTTTCGGATCAATTAATTTATCTAATTTTTTCAAAGCTTCTGCAACTCCTGCATTTAAGAATGTATCCGCAAAAGCTAATAAATTAGCCGGATTGTTCAAAGCCTGTATAGAAATACACACTTGTCTAGTTTTATCTATATAGCTTAAAATTTTATCAATCTGTTCGGATTTTAAACCCTCTATATTTTGGTTTAAAGATAAAAACTTTGACGCATTTTGTAGGTAATTATCAAATATAGAAATCATAGGAAACGCTGTTCGCAATTCTGGATTTTGAAACGGATTGTTGCCAGCAGGAGAGTTTAGTATTTCTAAATAATTTGATAGATTTGTTACTATTTGTCCTAGAGCTGTTTTAGATTCAATAGTTCTAAGATCACCATAACTCGTATAGTATCCGTCTATAATTGTTTGTATCTGATAAGCTGCGTATTGAATCTCAAATTTTATTTTTCCTAAAGTGGTTTTAGTTTGACTATCTTTATCTTTAGGATTAAATTTTTTAGTGCCAAATTGATTTCCAAGTTTATTTGCTGCAAATGAAAAAATAGCGCATAAATCTATTGATGCTAATAGATTTAATATGTTTATTAGTCCATAGTCTAAAGGATTTGCTAGTTTTTGTTTAGTTGAAATACCAGTTTTACCATAATAAAAATCGTTTATCTTTACTCTAATTTTATTTATTATTTTACTTATACTTGAAGTTATTTTTCCAAAACCCTGTGCTAAGCTTTTGCCTTCTGGAGGCTTTATTTCTTTCTGTTCTACCTTTGCGGGTGGTTGATTACTTCCAACTGTAACTGTAGTAGAAGCTGAATTAGCTTGACTTGGAGGAGCTTGAGTAGTAGTTGATGGAGATGTTGGATTTGGTGGATCTTCTTTTTGCATCGTCTCTATACCTTGTCCAGGATAGTTATCTTTTAATGCTAGTTTGGCTTCATTTACCATAGCATCTTTAGGCGCACTTAGAGATGCGTTAGTATAGATCTTACTTCCATCTTTATATACAGTAATAACTTTTGAAAATCCTAATTGAGTAAAAGAGTACGTTATTGCCATTATCTAGTAAAAGTATTTTTAGAAAGTGGATTTTGTGGATGTTCTTCATTATTAAATACCTCTACTACTCTTTGACACGAAGTATATATAGCATTTCCAGCATCTGCGATGTTCTGGAATGATCCACCTGGATCGGTTTCTGCCACTGTTTGTAATAAACTTGCGGCTCTTTGTAGGTCTATAAATAATGTTTTTAACTGATCTAATAAAAATTTTCCTTTTAATAAAGGTGAACCTAAAGTTTCTGCTCTATTTCCTAATTCTATTTTATCGCAATCTAATAGAATTTTTTCTTTGGCATCTAGATTTATTGTTTGAGTAGAGGATAACGCTACCATTTTTTTTCCGAATAGAAAAATTGCATCATCTTTAGAGTGAAGCATAACTCTACCTGATGATAGTATTATTTGATTACCTTTGTATGGAAATTCAGGGTTAAGCATAAGTATTTTTGTCTTGATCTAGTGGTGAAACAAAATCTATTGAATTAGGAATTTCTTCAATAGTTATAACTTCTTGAACTTGAGGATTGAATGCTTTTCCTTGACTGTATGATCTATTTGGAAATAGGTTTAAATCCAAAATAGAAATTTCTTGACCAGACGTTAGGTATATAGAAGATCCATCTCTATTTATATCTTCTACAGTAACCGGAGAATTTGATTCTGCTGTAGTATAATCTTTTTGGGAATTTACTATCATTGTAATAGGATCGCCTGAAAAACCACTTTTCGACCACGGATTTATAGATTTTAAAGTGTTAACAGTAGATCCGAACCTAATAGATTGTCCCCAACGACCTTGAAGTATCGTATCGCCTTCAAAAGGTCTAAGAAATTTAACATTAGATCTTTCTGAAAATGTATATCCTTGAGGAATATCTGGGAAGTCTTTACTTGAATTAGAATATCCAGGTTCAGCAAGCTTTTTATTTAGATAATCTGCGTATTCTCTCAAATCTGGAAATACGTTGTGGTTAGGCGAATTCCAAATAGAGAAAGCCGGCATATACCAAAGATCCTGTTTGCTTTTTCCATCATTCAAATCTGACGAAGGACCAGGAAATATTAAAACTATTTCTCCTATATTTGGATACTGTCTTATGAAAGAAAACATAGGGAATGCAGGTTTAGAAAACGCAGATTCACCGCCAGCTTCAGATTTGTTGTTATACAAAGGCTCAAAATATATAGCTCCCATTGATTTTTCAGAGTAGTAATTAGGATTAAGCTTTTTATCAACAAGATATTCTCCTAACACTAGTTTTTTTACTCTGCCAACAATGAATTGACTGCCACCGCCTTTAGTAAGTAAAGAATCAAATTCATTAAACATTGTCAATTAATTTTTTTTGATCTTTGGGTATTATTGAATTTACTTCGCTGAATAACTGAGCTATATCTTTTTCTGAAAGAATGCTTGAATCTCCATCAGCATTTTGGTTTTTTTCTGCCGCTTTTTGGAATAGTTGAAGTATCTTCATTAGTACTTCGTCATTTTTTAAACTAGAATCAAAAAATCCCTTTAATAGGGGCACGATGATGATGGCATCACCTGGAGAAGATATAAATTCAGATAGTCTCTCTATTTCACCAGAAATCCGGCTCTCTTGGTTCTTGTGTTTTTCGTACACTTCTTTAACGAGATCGGTTATTTTCTTGCCTTTGAATATTTCTTTATCGAGATCCATATATTTTTATATAAATATCAATGGTCTATATTTTTTATGTAATACTCTAGTATTCTCTTATACACTATTTTCAGTTTTTTAATAACTCTAGTGATAGTTATTGATTGAACATCTGTTATTTCTTTTACGTAAATAAAGATAGCTTTTTTATTAAAAATGTCTATGTTATCTCTTTTTTTGAATATTTCAAGTATTGCATCTGCTGTTTTAAGATCTTCTGATTTATCGAACATATCAAATAGATTAGTCTCAACTTCTTTGATAAACATCTCTAAAACGTCTAATCTGTCAATGTCAGAAGATTCCGGTTCTTCGATGAGTTTAGTTATGGTTTTATTTTCATTATGAATTTCTTGAAAATCAGTTTTAGATAATATCTTCTTATAATTTTTTTGATTGTATAGGATTAAATATCTTTTTACAATAGTTCCAAAATAAGAATACGCTTTTCCTTTTGATTGATCATATAGATTTATTTTTTGTAGAAGAAAAGATATTACTTCATATTTTAAGTCCTCTATATTGTCAACATCGGTATAGTAAAACTTAAATGTATGAATAATATTCTCGGCTAATTTATAAAAAGCATGATGTATCTTTTCATTATAGATTCTATTCTTTTCATCGTATGTTTTGGCAACACAATAAGCTAATATGGCCGCTTCTGTATCTTCAGTAAAGTATAGATTTTTTGTTTTTGGTTTTCTTTTTCTAGGCTCGCCTTTCTTAGTTAATTCAATAACCTCAGAAGATTTGTCTATGTCTGATATATTACTCATTAGATATGAAATCTTTTATTTTTGATTGAATTTGTTTTACAGATTCAAAAAGATTCAATAACTCTTGATCTGATTGCACCCAAATGGTTGCATCTATTTTTTCTACAATCTTATCTAAATCTTTTATATTAGATACCATAGATTCTATGAAATTATTTTGTTTGATAATTACGTTTTCTAACTTTCTATTTTTACTAAAAAGATTATAAACTACATATCCTATTATCGTTATTGGCCAAAGGATTAGCATAATTGTTGTAAGCATATTATTATTTGTTTTGATTTTCTATTCGTGATGCTGCTAAATCAGCTTGATGTACTATGTACGGAAGATTTGTTTTTAATTCTGCTTCTGGAGAATACGTTACATAATAGGCCTTATTAGATTCTTCGTATAATCCATCATGCAATTTAATAGTTAGAAATTCTATTTCTGATACTGGAATATTAGCTTTTTGTAGGTAATATAAACTTCTATCTGCTATTCTCATGTGAGTCATCTTATTATTGTACTTATAATGAGCTCCTTGGTTTTTAATATGCCAATCTGAATCATTTGGGATATAGAACGGTTGATCATTAGTTCCGAGTTTTCCAAGATCGTGATTAATACAGGAGAATACCAATTCTTCTAAAGTGTAATTCTTCTTTTGATTGAATTTATCCCATACTCTATCTAATACCAAAGCTATTTCAGTAACTCTAAGTACATGTTCCAAGTATCCTCCTGGAAAACAATTATGATGAGCTTCTTTTGTAGATGCAGGAGATTCAACAAGCGTTTGTTCAATTGATTTATAGAAATCCTTGAGTTGATCTTTTCTATTCCCAGATAAGTATTTGTCAATATATTCATAGAATTTATTCACATTATCAACCATCTGTTCTGCTGTTAATTTTAATTTCATAACTAATCTTTTCTTTAATTTACAATTTTTTTATCGCATCTAGCATATTATTTATCGAGTGTACATAATATATTGTATTATTTTTGTATTTAAAATTCTTTCCTAATTGATTGTGATCTTTTGCTATACACATTATTAGATTTTCCAGAGCTGTAGTTTCTATTTTAATCATTGGATACATTTCGCAAGCAGTTATACTCTCTAGAGTATCACATATAGAGATATCTCCATTGCATTTAATATCAGTAAAAGTCAAAGAACGTTCTTTTAATTTATTTCTTAAAGACTCACATAACGCGCACCCGTCTAACGAATATAGTATTATTTTCATAGTATTAATTTTCTTCTTCGCCTGTGTCTTCAAACTCAGGATCATGTATGGAAAGCAATAAAACCCACATTTTCTGCTCATCTTCACTCATATCATCGTATGAGATAGTTAGATAGTTATATATTGCATCTAATTGATTTTTTGATAGCTTATCTTGTTGCATAGACATAAATATGAACAGGGTGTTAAGTTTTTTTTTATTGACTTTGTTTTTCGTTTTAGAATTATTACTAATGCCCTGCGGAAATTACCCCGTCGATTTAATACTATATCGATATTCAATTAGCTTTTCGCCCAAAACTATTTTTATATACCCGACGCATTGTTGCCTTGATCTTAGCGCCTGGTAGCAGAATTGATCTCTAATCTAAAAACTCGCTCATGGAATCTCACCAAGCTACGGTATAGATCTTAAAGTTCCGCATTATTACAACTAATATACAACATTTATTTGATTAAAAAAAATTATTTTAGAAGTACATAGAAAAAAAACTATTTAATTTCGAAATAATAGTAGTATATTAGTATTATGGAAAATAGTAAATACATACTTGGACTACTTGAATCAGTTTTAGGAAAAGCAAAACCTGATAAAAATAAAGCTGATCATATGTTTTATTGTCCCGTTTGCAAACACAAGAATCCAAAGCTCGTTGTTAATATAATAACTGGACAATATAACTGTTGGACGTGTCATCCTGCGACAAAAGGCAAGTCTCCAGTAACGCTTCTTAAAAAATTAGAAGCACCAATAGATAAGATTCAGGAGATGAAACAGTATTTTAAGAGCGATAGAACCTCTCTTGAAGATTACGCTCCAACAAAAATATTATTACCAGAAGAATTTATACCGCTAAGTATAATACCAAAAGGTACAAATCTTGAATATCGTCATGCTATGGCATATTTAAAAAAGAGAAACATCAGTGAAAGTGATATAAAAAAGTATAATATAGGATATTGTGCTTCAGGCAGGTATAGAAATAGGATCGTGGTGCCTTCTTATGATAAGAATGGTCAGCTCAATTATTTCATTGCTAGATCATTTGAAATAGAACCAAGACTTAAATACGACGCTCCAAGCTGCTCCAAAACTGAAATTATAGGCTTTGAGCATCTCATAAATTGGAAAGTCCCCGTTATTTTGTGCGAAGGATCTTTCGATGCTATAGCAATTAAAAGAAACGCCATTCCACTATTTGGAAAAACAATCCCAAAAGCTCTTATGATGAAATTAGTAGAGTCTGAAGTAAAAACTGTTTATATAGCGCTAGATAACGACGCTTTAAAAGAAGCAATAACGTACGCAGAAAGCTTAATTAATATGGGAAAAGAGGTGTATTTAGTAGAATTAAACGGAAAAGATCCATCTGATATAGGTTTTGAAGCAATAACAAATCTTTTACATAGAGCTGAACAGCTCACATTCACAAATTTTTTCATAAAAAAAATGCAATTAGCATGATTCAAAAATCAAACAATATCTTTCTCGATAAACGATTAAAAATGATCGTACAAACCGATCCAGAATTAAGACAAATAACACTTCCAGACGCTAGATACTATCAAAGATCTCCAGGAATTTTTTACCCTTCCGTAACAACTATCCTCGGTTATTTCCCAAAAGGTGCATTCTTCGAAACTTGGTTAAAAGACTCTGGCCACAACGCGGATTTCATAATGAGACGCGCAGGAGACGAAGGCACTCAAGTACATAACGCTGCAGAGAAAATACTAAAAGGAGAAGAAATTCGTTGGATCGAATCAGACGGTCATGTGAACTACAATACTCATGTTTGGAGAATGATTTTAAGTTTTTATGATTTTTGGAACACATATAAACCTACTTTATTGTTGTCCGAAGAATTTATGTTCTCAGATACTCACAAATATTCTGGTACTTTAGATCTATTAGTTAATTTAAATGGTAAAAAATGGATTATAGACATAAAAACATCTACAGCTATTCATACAAGTCACTTTTTACAAATGTCGGCTTATGTGAAAGCTTATGAGGAGAGATATTTGCAACAGGTAGATAATGTTGGTATACTGTGGTTAAAATCAAGTAAAAAAGGACCTGATAAAACAGGTAAAAGAATACAGGGTGCAGGTTGGGAATTAAAAGAGGGCGATAAATCTATTGAAGATTACTTTCAAATGTTCTTACATACATACGAAACGTATAAAATGATGCATCCTGAACAAGAAATTGAGATGTTAACGCTACCAAATTCTATAAAGCTCTAAAATCAAATATTTATAAGCATGATACGATTGTCGAGTATACTTTTAGAAGCTATGGGTCAACCGATAGCAATATTTTTAGCCGGATCAGCCGGAGCTGGAAAGTCTACATTCAGATCGGAATTTCTGGATTCTATAGCTGATTTTAAAATTCTTAATATAGATGATGAATATGAGCCATTATTACAAAAAGCAGGTTTACCTTTAGATTTTAGAAAGTTTAAAGGACCTGAAGATTTATCAGCTGCAGGTAGTGCTATGGCGCAAGCTCAAAAACTTCACAGATCTAAGTATGAGAAGTCAAAAACAGACATGTCTCATATAATAATTGATGGTACTGGCGGTTCTTCTAACGAAATTATAAAAAAGAAAAAAGAGTTAGAAGCACTAGGATACAAAACCGCTATGGTACTTATATTTGTCCCTCCAGATATATCTCTAAATAGAAATATTAAAAGAGGAGAAGAAGGCGGTAGAACTCTTATGCCTGCAATTATTCTGAGAAGCTGGTCAGCTATGTTTAAAAACATCGACATATTTAAAAAAGAATTTGGAGAAGATTTTATGTTATATAAAGCATATAAATCAGGAGAAGAGATATTTCCTGATTTTGATCCATCTAATCCACAAGTAAAACAACAATTTTTTGATCCATTTAAAGTAAAAGGCAAAGAAAAAACCCCTGAGGAAAGAGAGAAAATGAATCAAAAAATAAAAGATCTAAATAGTGATATATCTACACAAATGCAGATGATAAAAGATTTAGATTTCGATGATGCATCAGAGATAAGAGCAAAAATAAATAGATTAGCAAATGCGTGATTATAGTCAAATAGGTGTAGAAATAATTCAAGAGCTTTTAAAAGAAGTAAATGATACCACAGGTCCATGTTTTTTTCCTGGCAAATTTAAACCTCCTCACAAAGGTCACTTCGAAGCAGCAAAGTATCTTACTGAAAAGCCATATATAAATAAAGTATATATAGTTATTAGCAATGTTACAAAATTTGGAATAACGCCTAAAGACAGTTTAACAATTTGGCAAGATTATTTAGCAGCAGAACCAAATAATAAGATAGAAGTTAAGATTTCAACAGAAGGCACTCCTATAAAAGATATATTTAGATTCGCAGCTCAAAATGAAGACTTAAAAAGTATATATGTTGCATCGGCAAAAGAAGAAGCTGATGATTTAGGCTATTTCGATAAGCTTCAAGAGAAATTTCCCAACATTAAAAAAGAAGTTATTCCAGATCAATTCGGTAGAATATCAGCAACTCAAATGAGACAAGCTGTAAAAAATGGTAATTTTGACGAATTTTGCAAATTTGTACCAGCTTCATCGTATAACAAAGGCAAAGCAAAAGAGGTTTTTGGTTTATTAACAAAAATATTAGAGAAATAAATGCAAAACCAAGAGAGATTAGATATAATAAAAGACTTTGTAGACTACTGTCGAATTAATTTAGAAATAGAACAGCTTCCTGAAATAGAATTTACTGAAGACAAATCTTGGGCCACTAATTCAAGAAGTTTTGGACACTATATTCCTTCAAATAACTTTTTAAAAGTTTACATAGGAAACAGAAATTTAGCAGATATACTTAGAACTCTTTCTCATGAACTTGTTCATCACAGACAAAACGAATTAGGAATGATAAAATCAAATTCTGGAGAAACTGGATCAGAGATAGAGAATCAAGCGAATTCAATATCGGGTATTTTAATGAGAAATTATGGCAAGACAAACGAATTGATATATGAATCTAAGTTAACTTCTATGGCAGAGTCTATAATAAAATCTAGATTCACTATATATTGCGACATGGACGGAGTTTTAACTGATTTTGAAGCTCAATTCGATCACTATTATGGAATGAATCCAAGAGAATACGCTAAATTAAAGGGACCAGAGCTCATGAAAAAAGCTGTAGACGATGTTGGATTAGATTATTGGGCAAAAATGCCTCTATTTCCTGGTGCGCTTGAATTATGGGCATACATATCTCAATATCAACCAATAATTTTATCTAGTCCAAGCACATTTAAATACGCGAAAAAAGGAAAAGATATATGGATTGCAAATAATTTAAAGCCGGCTCCAAGCGATATACTATACAAACAGACAGGCCACAAAGAAGAAGCTATCCAGGGACTTCCAGAGTCTGAAATAAAGCGCTCTATTCTTATAGACGATTACTACAGAAACCTAGCTCCTTGGAAAGAACTGGGAGCTATCGGAATCACTCACAAATCAGCACAACAAACAATTAATATATTAAAAAAGTTTCGATTATGAATGAATCAACACTAAAAAAAGAATTTTCTCAAAGTACTGTACAAAGAATGAGAAATATCATCAGTAATAATGCTGGTGATAGAACTGCAGTACAAACAGGTTGGGAAAAACATAAAAATAATTACGAAGAAGGAGATATCTGGGAAGAAAGTGGTAAAAGATGGACAATAAAAAATGGAATTAAACAAACCATCACTAAATTAGACAATCTAAAAAAATTGGTTGTGCTCCCATTGACTTGTCCAAATTGTAAAACTCCATTTAAAGTTCACTATGCTAATAAAAAAATGTATTCTATTCACGGAATGTGTTTGAATTGTGTAACTGAAATGGAAACAAAATTAAAAATAGAAGGCAAATACGAACAATACGAAAAAGGCTTTCTAAATCAAAATAAAAATGCAAGTCTGGAAGAGTTTGAAATGGGCTTAGAAGCTTGGATGAGAGAAAATGATTCTTTCGTTACAGAAGCCGGAGATGTAGAGAATTGGGGTAAAGTAGATAAAACAAAAATGTATGAAGAAATAAAATCAAATATAGAAAAATTAAAACATATCGATATTTAAAATATTTATTAATAAAAAAGGCATGCCGTATTCAATAGATCATAAAAGCAAGTGTGTTTATAAAAAGAAATCTGATGGATCTCGTGGAGAGAAGGTCGGATGCACTAAAGGCAGTCTAAAAGATTATGTTGCAGCGCTACAAATACATGCTGAAAATAAAAAACCAATGAAAAAATCTCTTAAAGAACAAGATGAATTAAAAGATCCAATAGATGGATCGCTAAATCAAGTGTATGCAGTTCAAAAACCCTACGTTGGTTGTGAATTAACTTCTCTTGTAAAACCAATTGACCCGCTTTTAGGAATAGGAGCAGGACATAAAGTTGTCCCAGATCAAATTCACGCCGTATTTGTAGATGAACCTACTGCTCAAAAAATAGCAACAGAATTATATGAAACCCACATGGAGGGTCAACAAGCACTTGAAGAGAAAAAAGAAGTTACAACTAAAAAAATAAAATCAACTATCGATGCTATAGAGAAGAAAAGAAAAGAGCACATGGATATGGCAAAGGAAGATCCTAAAAACGCTAGTAAACACAGAGAACAAATAGCAATTATTACTGATAAATTAGATGATCTAATGAATAAATTGGAGAAGATTGAAAAATCCAAGAAGCCAATTGAAGAAAAATTAGATGAGAGTTTCTTTAGAAAATTAAAAGAGAATATAAAAATACAAAAATCTATTAAAGAAATAGGAAATACATCTAATGTTCATCCTTGGGTATTAACAACTATGGAAGAATTAAGAGACGATTTAGATTTTTATTTAGGAAAAAATAATCAATACGCAGGATCAAACATAGATTTCAAATTGCTTAAAAGCAAAATGAATCAATTAATTAAAATGATTAATACATACAATAAACAATAATATAAAAAATGGAACAATTTGTAAAATTCGTATCAACTTTATTTTCTAGTCGTACTCAAGCTCACATATTTCATTTACAAACTAAAGGACCAGGATCTCTTGCAAAACATGAAGCTTTGAATAGCTACTATGATGAAATCGTTGGATTGGTTGACGGTCTTATTGAAAGCGTACAAGGAAGATATGGAATAGTAAGAGGATATAGTAGTCCTTCTCAGTTTAAAGAGGACGATCAGCCTTTAACTTATTTTCAAGCACTTTGTCAATACGTAGAGACTGCTAGAAAAACTATTCCTCAAGACAGTTATATACAAAATCAAATAGACGAGATAGTTGATTTGATAGAACACACTAAATATAAACTTGAAAATTTAGCGTAATTGAAACACGTACACGAATTGAATGAAGGCGAATTCTGTCCAATGTGTTTAAAAGCATATATCTTAGAACATATTAATAAACTAGAAGAGGCAGAATATCAAGGAAGAGATGTTCCATTAGGCAAACCAATGGCAGGAGATGTAAAGAAGTTTAAAGTGTATGTTAAAAATAACAAAGGCAATGTAGTTAAAGTTAATTTTGGTCAAAAAGGAGTTAGAATAAAAAAGAACAATCCTAAGAGACGCAAAAGTTATAGAGCGAGACACGGATGCGATAAGAATCCTGGCCCTCGTTGGAAAGCAAACTATTGGTCTTGTAGAAAATGGTAAATATGAAAAAAATGCACAGTCTTATACAACTTTTAGAATTAGGAGATTATTCAGCGGCAAGAACAACCCAAACCGATGTTAATCCAGAAACTGGAAAAATATCTTGGGACGTATCTTATAAACCAGACTTTACTCTAATACTTAAAAAATTAGATGAGGTAATAAAAAATATACAAGCCGCAGAAAAAGATGAACATATCTCAGATCCGGTATTAAATCAGAGTTTGAAATCTTTGAAAACAACAAAACGAACAATAGAAAACAGAATATTAGAAAAATACCCTGAATTTTTAAAATAGTGATTAAATTATTACAAATATTAAATGAAATTCTACAAGAGGAAAAAGCAGATCGCTGTCTTCGTATAGCTAGAAGAAAGTATGATAAGCCTGGAGCTTACAGATCTGGAGCAATAGTTAGGTGTAGAAAAGGAGATATTTGGAAAGATTTAAAGGAAGAAGAAAAAGAATCTATTCATAAATGGTTCTCCAGACAAGGAGCGCCAGGGTCCAGTTCAGGATGGGTCGATTGTAACACTTGCCGTGAAGTAGAAGGAAAAAAACAGTGCAAAGCGTGCGGTAGGGAGAAAGGAGAAAAAAGATCTGAAAAACCTAGATGCAGACCAACTCCTGCAGCATGTAAAAGAAAAAAATAAAAAATAATGATAAAGCTAAAAAAAATCTTAACAGAAGTATCATACGAAAAATCAGGATTAAAAAATCCTAAATTAGCTGATAGAGATAA